TCATTATAGGTTGTAGGAAAATACGTTCTAGCATAGTCAATAAGACTTGCTCTTAATTCGGTAAAATCCTTATTGATATATTTTATATCTTTTTTAGTATTATTATTTGCCATTATTGAAATGATATTTGTAATTGATCAGATATTCCCGTATCTCTAACATTATATTTTAATTCTACAGTTATTTCATTATCATCCGGGTTTTGAAATATATTTAAGGATGCTACTACAACATTAGGAAAATAAAGAGATAATTGAGATTGAATATCTTCTTTTAAACCTTCTATATTTCCATTTGTTATTTGTTCAAAAATAAATGCTCTTAAATTTGCACCAAAATTAGGAGTTAAATATCTTTCTGTTTTATTTGTTAAGAAAAAATTTAATAGATTATTTCTAATAGCATCTTTTGTAGTATAAGTTGAGGTAAATACTGCGGGTGCATTAAAAGGAATAGAAACACCAACCGCGGTTCCGGGTTGAGTATCTATTGGAAATATTTTTTTAGCGCCGTATGCCATTATTTATTCATTAATCCCATAATTTGATCTAATCCTAGTTCACCTTCAGGTAGTTTACCATTGATTGAATCAACGGGTCCTTGAGGTCTAAAAGGAACATTATTCGTTGAAGCAGGAGTACCATGTTGCATTTCTTCAAGTATACCACTAAACATTGCTTTACGTTCAGATGCCGTTAATTGTTTAGGTTGTGATACGTGGGGTTGAGCATATGTGTTTTGAGGTACATATGATTCATTAACTACTGTTGCTTTTGGTGATTTAACTGCTTCTAGTAATATGTCACGCAATTCTTCTTGAATTGCTTCTTTTACTGCTTCTTTGATGAGTTTTTTAAATTTTGTTGTTTCCATCGTATTATAAATATTAAAATTAATAAGCTTTTAAATTATCTCTATCAATTATTAGTTTAAGTTCGTTGATTAATATTTGAGGTTCAAGAGTAAATGACAATTCTGTTGCTACAAGAATAATACCACTTTGATTTTTACCTACAGCTCTATAACGATTTACAGTTGGGGTATAAGGTATTGTTTCAATTTCAATTAAAAATCCATTATATGTTGTTTCATTAATCGTTTGATTAGCTAATGTTTGTTGTGCTGCTATCGAAACGATAGTATCGGAAAGAGAGGTTAATCCTGGAAATGAGGAATCACTTGCTAAATCAGGCACACATTGTTTTAATTTAACGTCTAATGCTGATAATATTCCTACTAGTTGTTGTATATATATGTTTATTATTGATATTGGAATAGCAGCTCCGGCTATATCACCTGCTATTTTAGGTAATCTTGCTTCTCCGGTAGGTGTAAATAATTTTTTGCGAATTATACTTTCTAAATCTGCTAAACCTGAAGTAATAGCTCCTGGTACGCCGGGTGGTGAAGGGATAAATTTTGATCCAGCAGATAATAAAGTTTTTACCGTATCTAAAGATGTTAATACTATTTCAGTTAAACTTAAAAATGTAGATAAACTAGTAATAGCTTGAGTTATATTATTTAGTTGTTTTCCTATTGAATTTAAAGATACTACTAAACCATTTCTGATGGTGATAATTTTTACAATAGTGGGACTATTAGGGTTAGGACAACCATTAGCAAATACCGTTTTAAGAATTGGAGGAATTTGAGCCGGAAGTTCAGCAAATGAAAATGTTCCAAAATTAGTTACTTGAGAACGTAAATTATCTTCAATAGCTTTAGTAGCTACAGGTATTGCTTCTTTTTTAGCCGTTAATGTACCTATTTGTACTTCTAATCCTTTAACACCATTTTTACGTTTAGTATCTAATGTATTGATTTGATCTTGGATTTTTTGTTGTTCTGCATTTGCTGTGGCTTTTGCCTTTGTTATTTCATTTTCTACGATCTGAGTAATGAATTGTCTAACTAAATCAATAGCAATAGGTATAAGTCCAACTATAATTTTTTTACCTAAATTTGTAACAATAATACCTAATTTAGCTGTACCCTTAGGTTTACTAGGATTAGCATTATCAATAGCAGTAGCATCAACCGGTATAACTTTTTGAGTATTACTATCAAGTAATGCTGCTTCTTTTTTTCTAATATTATCTATCTGAATTGGAGTATCCATTATGATGTTTTAACGTATTTAGATTTAGTACCTTCTAGATTTGCTTGTAACTGATTTAATGTAGTCATCATTTGAGAGGCTGCCGTACCAAGTGCACTTATATATACGCCCGGAGAGGTACCTACGGTTAATGAACAAACCGACATAAAGCCATTTAAACTTGTTATTAATTGGTTTAATAATTGAACCGTTGTATTACCTAATAAAACGGGTTGGGTTGCATCTTTAGAACCTAAATATACATTATTAGATTGTATTATAGTATCAGGAGCATCAATATTAACCGAAGTAATAGCATTTAAATTAACTGTTTTTTTAGCACTTAATAAAATATGATCTGTAGTACTGTTAAATACTAAACGACCCGAACTTACTATTAACTGATTGCCTGAGTATTTGTTAGGTATTATAGGTGTATCAGATTTATAACTAACATAGCTTGTAGAAGATGCATTTAAAGGAATTTGTTGAGTTGAAGTAGCGTAAATAGAGGCTAAATCAGTATTGATATTCTCAGTAATAGGAATCCAACCTTCTTTACTTGCATTATTAGGTTGACCATTTCTTAAAATAATAATAGGATCACCATCATTACCAACAGCAGACCAATTATTAGGTTGATCTTTAACAGTTGAACCAAACCGTATACTATTACCCCATCTACCTTCTTGTATAATATCACCTTCAAAAGGTAAAAGTGGATGAATATTACCACGTTCTTTAAAAGTAGCACCTAAAAAAACTTGTGTTGGATTATTTTGGGGTGTTACAACACTACCAGCTTGTGTTTCAATATATGATTTTTGTTGTGGGGGAGCAGGTTCATTACTATTAGAAGGATAAGCATTTTGATGAGGATGATTCCAAACCGATGTTACACCCATATAATATGATTGTGTAGAAGAAGATGCTGTTCCTATTGAAGTATTAGGTAAATCTATTATAAAAACTATCTCATTTATTAAAGGATAATTTTTTAAATTAGGGTAAAAAGGATAAGCAACTGAATATTTGGTAGGTGAAAGAGTTGGATTAATAACATTATCATACTCAATTAAACCTAAAGCATTCCATCCCCCTAATTCTTTAAAACGAGGGTGAGATTCATTTAATATAATACTTTTTACACGAACTGGAATTAATTGTCCTTGTTGGGTGTTAGAAGGTAATGTAGTAAAAGAATTATTAACATTTTGCTGGTTGACAGCTGCTTGTCCAAATACTTGTGCCATTTAACTATTTATTTTCTCCGTGTATTTTATCTATTTCAGCAAGTAATTGAGCTTTTTCTTCATCCGAGATACCAAATCCACCATCGTCTGTTGATGTTGAATTTAATGCACGTTGGATAATAGTGGCCATTTTGATAAGTTGCTCGTCATTTTTAACACTTATTTCTAAGTATTCTTTAATTAACGGAACTATCAAAGTAGCATCACCTATATCACTTATTAGTGGTTTTAACTCGGATATTAGAGCGGATATTTGTTTATCTTTTTTCTTTTGATTGTCGTATATCTCTTCTAATATGCTGCTAAATGTTTTCTTGCCAAAAACTACGTTTTCTAATGAACTCATACGTTTTATTTTTGACTATAAATATTATAACTAAAAATTTGTATATCCGTGTTCTAAATAAAACACGTACTTTTTCTTAAATATGTCGTATAATTGATCTGCTATTTTAGTAATTTTAGGCGTTTTAACGTCTATCATTTCGCGAATGTATATATAAAGTGCTTTTTTATTAAATACATCTAAACTATCTCTTTTACGAAATACTTCTAAAATAGCATCGGCTACTTGAGCATCTGTTTCTTTAGGGAATAATTCAAATATATTATCGGTGCAATAATTAATATATTCGTCCATAAATTTAGATAAATTACTCTCAACAACACTTTTAGTATCATCTAATTGATATGAAAATTTCTCGTCTTCTTCAATTGAAGCTACTGGAGATGTTTCAACACGTTTTTTATAATTTTTCTGGTTAGATAAAATTAGGTAACGTTTAGCGATTGTACCAAAATAAGAAAATGCTTTAGCACCTTTACTTTGATCAAATAAGTGAATTTTAGAAAGTAAAAATGTAATTACTTCATGTTGTAAATCCTCAATATTATCTACCTCGGTATAATAAAACTTAAAGGTATGAATTATATTTTCGGTTAACTTAAAAAAAGCATAATGAATTTGTTCGTTATATATTCTATTACGTTCTTCAAAATCAGTACTATGATTATATGCTACAATAGCATCTTCGGTATCCTTAGTAAAATACACATTGGAAGTTTTTTTCTTCCTTTTTCTTACTTCTACTTCCATTCTATAAATTCTTAACGTTAAATGTGTCTAATATTTCTTGTAATGCTTTTAATTGTTGGAAGAAAAATCCAACCTCATCATCACTTTCAAATGAACCTTTAGCGTCTACTTCTTTAAGTTTCTTGTGTGAATAATCAATAATTTCCGAAAATTTATTTAGGTAAGTCATATACCCTCTTAAAATGTCTTCTTGTTTCTCGTTCTTGCGGAGAAGGTTAAAGGTTGTGTAACTTAATACAACAACCAAAACCGATAAAATACAAACTAAAACTAGCATTTAAATATTGTTTAACAGGTTTTTTAATCCCTCTGATTTGATACTACCAAGTGCTTTTTGTTTTTGTGCACTTTGAGTTTTACCATTGGATTTGTTTCCCCCCAATATAAAATTTTTCTTTGGCTCCTCCAAGTTTTTTCCCTGGAATTTTGGAAGCCATTCTTTTTCAAATTCAATACGAGCAGCCATCAAGTCAGCCTGGTGTAATATGAATGGTAATGCTGTACGTGGTTTTTGTTCGGGAAGATAACCCATAAGATATTTCTTATTCCCTTCATCATATAAACCATCATGTGTTTGAATAGCAATCATTTCATTAAATGTGTACTGGATGTTATTAGAGTGTAAAAAGAATAAACTACGATCAGGAACCGAAGCGAATGGAATAGTGTTATTAAACATATAATCCTCACCTAGTTTATCTCTACGCCATTGATCTGTTTGTGGGATATAAGCGTCTTGATTTTCATCACCCAATTTACCCAGGTCATGATTCAAAGCAGAGAATATTAATTCTTCAAACGTATAAGTACTAGTATCAGCACCCATATCATCCCATACTTTATGTAAGCGAACAGCACATTCCATTACTCGAACAACATGATCAACATACCCTCCAGGGAAAGCGTTGTGGTATTCTTTCTTATGTGACGCAGGCATCATCATTAATCTATCTTGGTATTTTTCATAGAAAGCAACCAAATTGTCTTTACGTGGTGATGTGATGAATTGATCAATCATCAACATTAATTTTTCCCAATTTTCTTGGATTTGTTCAGCGGTAAGATTCATAACTTTTATTTTTTAAATTTATATTGATGTATTTATTTCATTAGCAGAACGTGGTTCGTGCTCAATATATCCTTTTACTTCATTTACAAGTTCTCTCATTTCCTCATGGACTTGAACATATTCTTCTAAAGAACCTTGTCGTCTTAAAATGAATTGTAATTTAGTTAGATTGCCTTCTATCTTTTCTAGTTTGCGTCTAATAATTTCTCGATTTAACATATGTTTGTTTATTTATTGTTTACCATTTACCCCGGTTCCATCATCCCTCTCATCACTCATCTCTCATTCCCCCTTTTTCCCTTTAACCCCGTATTTAGAAGTTACGAAAGCTATCTTATACTTCCAAATTTTCTTCTCCAAAATCAAAAATCTTTTTTAGGTGGGAACATTTTTCATAATCTTCAACCGCAACAAAATAATTAATGGCCTGTTCCAATGCGTTGAATAAATAACTTCCATTTGCCCTGATTCGAACTGCGTTCTGATGATTTGGGTCTTTTAAATCTATCATTTTGATAAATTGCCATGCTCTGTTGAATACGAGTGCGTCACCTGATTCTTGTAATAATTCTGTACTGTATTCGGGATCATTTTTTCTAAAGAAAGTACTAAGTTGGCGTTTGAATACATCGTTATTTTTTATTAATTTTTCAAACATACCAACCCAAAACAACGGCTGCTCGTACAAGTTAATAACATATATTTCCTCGTCTTTGAAATCGCTTTTATCGTCAAATAAATTGAAGATTTTATTGATGTCCATGTATATAAATATATGCCGAACATAAAAAAACACCAACGTTTTCGTTGATGTTTCGTTTTAATAATAAAAATAGGTTCTTTGACGGGTTAATTTTTAGTTTTTAGTTAATTTTGTTTCTAATTTATCCAATCTTGAATCTGTATAGCTATAATTATCATCTATACGATGATTCATGTCTGTGACTAATTGATCTAATTGGCGATAAATTGCATCACATCGTTCATTGATTTCTTTGTATAAGAGTTCTTGTTGTGTTTCTAAATGCTTGACCTTTGATATCATACCAATTGTACTTACAGTAAGCCAAACCATAACCCCAACCACTATCGTAGCTAGAGCTCCTAAAATAAATGTAATCATAATTTATTTCTCCTTTTTTATTTATATCAAAGAACCTAATTTTAGTGGAGCTGCTGGGGCTCGAACCCAGGTCCAAACAATAAGTCTAAATCGA